CGGGCTTTCACCGGTGGCGGGCATCCCGTTCTGGCTGGAGGCGCTGGAGCCGGATTTTGTCCCGCTGGAAAAAACCGATCTCAGCCAGAAACTTAGCCAGGGCATCTATCTGAACGACTGGGGGCGTCCGGTGAAATATCTGGTGTACCGCAACATGCCCGCTGAAGGGATGATGCTGGGCGAAACCAAAGATATCGTCGCTGAAAACATGCTGCATCTGAAGTTCATGCGCCGCCTGCACCAGTTACGCGGTAACTCACTACTGGCGGGTGTGATGATGCGCCTGTCTGCACTGAAGGAATATGAGGACGCCGAACTGACCGCAGCGCGTATCGCTGCCGCGCTGGGCATGTTCATCAAAAAAGGGGACGGCCAGTCCTATCCTGACGATGCTGACAGCGGGTCACGC